GGCAACGACGAGGGCGCGCTCTACCGCTGCACCACCGCGGGCGAGGAGGGCGAGCTCTTGCTGCGCGACGGCGAGCCCGACGTGGTGCGCGAGGACGTCATTCCGTTCGCCGCCATGACCCCGGTCATCGTCACGCACCGCTTCTTTGGCCGTTCGATCGCCGACCTGGTGATGGACATTCAACGCATCAAGACGGCGTTGCTGCGGGCGCTGCTCGACAACGCCTATCTCGCCAACAATCCGCGCACCGAGGTGCCGGAGAGCCACGCCACCGAGACCACGCTCGACGATCTTTTGGTGTCGCGCCCGGGCGGGATCGTGCGCACCAAGATGCCGGGCGGCTTGAGCGTCATCGAGCATCCCGACATCGGCAATCACGTGTTTCCGCTGCTGCAATACCAGGATGCGACGCGGGAATGGCGCACGGGCGTGTCGCGGCAAGGGCAGGGCGTCGACCCCAACGCGCTGCAGAACCAGGTCGCGACCATCGCCAACCAGATGTTCAACGCCAGCCAAGCCAAGGTGAAACTGATCGCCCGCATCTTCGCCGAGACCGGCGTCCGCGACCTGTTCGCGCTCTTGCACATGACGATCCGCAAGAACGGCTCGCAGGCGCAGACCGTGCGGCTGCGCAACCAATGGGTGACTGTTGATCCGAGGGACTGGCGCGCGCGCAATGACATGACCATTAATGTCGGGCTCGGCACCGGATCGAAGGCCGAGCAGCTGGCGCATCTGCAGCTCATCATCGGCGCGCAGAAAGAGGCGATCGCCGCCGGCCTGGTCAGCGCCAAGAACCTGTTCCACTCGGCAAAGGAGCTGGTAAAGCTCGCCGGGCACAAGAACGTCGACGCGTTCTTCACCCCGCCAGGTGCGGCTCCGGATCCCAACGACCCGACGTCGGCGCCGATCCAGCCGCCGCCCGATCCCAAGCATGCCGAGATCGCGGCGAAGGCGCAGGCCGAGCAGGCCAAGATCACGGCGGACGCAGCGCATCAGAAGATGAAGCTCGACGCGCAGCTCGCGTTCGAGCGGGAGAAGTTCGCGCTCGAGAAGGAGCTCAAGCTCCTCGACCTGCAGATCGCGCGCGAGCGCCATCAACAGGAGATGGCACGAGCCGCGGCGAAAACGATCATCGACGGCGCGCCCGCGGCTGCACCAGCGCCGTTGGCGAGCTAAGGAGAGCAAAATGACCGACGACAAGCTCGAGGCCGCGATCGCGCGCGGCGCCCGCGCCAAGGAGCTGCTCGGCAGCGAGCTGTTGAAAGAGGTCTTTGCCCAGATCGAGTCCGACTACATCGAAGGCTGGCGCCACACCTCGGCGCGTGACACCGATGCGCGCGAGCGGCTGTGGCTGGCCGTGCAGGTGCTCGGCCTGGTCAAGGACCATCTCGTGATCGTTGCCAACGACGGCAAGCTCGCCCAAGCCGAGCTCGATCGGCTCGCAGGCCTCGCCGCGTAGCACACCTGGCGCAACGAACTCGGTCTTACCCTTCCCCTTGCGGGGAGGGTCGGCGCGAAGCGCCGGGGTGGGGGTGGTGCGGTGATCCGCTGACGGACCCCCACCCCCAACCCCTCCCCACAAGGGGGAGGGGCGCACACCGAGCGCGCAACGCGAGATGTGCAGCAGACACAAAGGCCGTCTCTAAATGAAGGAATTGCACAATGACTGATCTGAAGACCGAGGTTGCTGTCGCCGACGCATTGGAGCTGACCGCGCCAGCGGACACGCCCGCCTATCTCTCCACGCACGACGCGGCCGCGGTGCTGCGCAAGCTGCGCCAGCCGAAAACGAATGAGACGGATACAACCGATTCCGCGCGCGCGGCCGCCGCTGCGCCGGAACCGGGTAAAGAATCGGCCGCCGATGCAGCGGACGACCGCTCCTGTGGATGTACAGGATCCCGGCGCGAAGACCGAAGGCACTGATCCGGGAGCCGCCGAGCTTTCGCCCATCGAGCCGCCGAGGTCTTGGACGAAGGAAGACAAGGAGCTCTTCACGGGCCTCCCTCGCGCGACCCAGGAACGTCTGGCCGAGCGCGAGCGGTCACGCGAGGGCGATTTTCTCCGCCGTCAGAACGAAGCCGCCGAAAAGCTCAAGGGCCTCGCGGCCAAGGAGCAAGCGGTGGAACTGGCAAGGCAAACTTACGAAGCGGCATTGCCACAGCTTCTCCAAACCCTGCAGCAGCAACAGGCGGGCGAATTCGCCGACATCAAATCGATGGCGGATGTTGAACGTTTAGCCCGTGAAGACTGGCCGCGTTACCTGCTCTGGGACCTGCAGCAAAAGAAGGTCGCCGAGGTCACCCAGCACATGCTCGCGGGGCAGCACCGGCAGGCGCAGGAGAAGCTCACGCAATTCGTCGAATTCGCCAAGCGCCAGGACGATCTCTTCAAGGAGAAGGTCCCGGACATGGCGGACGACACGAAGGCCGCGCAACTGCAGCGACAAGCGCTCGCCGTGCTAAGCGATCTCGGCTTCGACGAAGCGGAACTGGTGCCGCTCTGGAACGGTCAGAAGGAGCTCTCGCTCCGCGACCACCGGCTGCAGCTCCTGATCCGCGACGCGACGCTCTGGCGCGAAGCTGAGAAGAAAGCCAAGGCTGCGGCCACCAAGCCCGTCCCCCCGGTTCAGCGGCCGGGCGCCGCCACGTCCCGTCAAGGCACGGACGAAGCGCGCGTCCAGCACCTCACCCAACGGCTCGAACAAACCGGCTCGCTCCGCGACGCCGCGGCACTTCTCCGCGCGCGCCGCGCCGCCCGGTAACGCCTTCCGTTCATTCCCGCGTAAGCGGGAATCCAGCAGCCGCAGTCTGTGGCCCTGGGTCCCCGCGTTCGCGGGGACGAACGGATTTAGGCGTGCGAACAGAAAGGAACTGACCAATGGCAATGCCTACCAACACCTTCGCCACCTACGAGGCGATCGGCAACCGCGAAGATCTCTCCGACGTGATCTATCGCATCGATCCGACCGACACGCCGTTCATGACCGGCATCGAGCGCGAGAAGGCGACCGCTGTCAATCACGAATGGCAGACGCAAGCGCTCGCCGCCGCCGACACCACCAACGCCCAGCTCGAAGGCGACGACGCCGCCACCACCGCCACCACCCCGACGGTGCGGCTCGGCAATATCTGCCAGATCTCCTACAAGGTGCCGCGCGTCAGCGGCACGCAGCGGGCGGTGGAGCACGCCGGCCGCGACGACGAGCTCGCCTACCAGGAGATGCTCAAGGGCCTCGAGCTCAAGCGCGACATGGAGGCGATCCTCGTCGGCACGAACCAGGCCAAGGTGACGGGCAACGACACCACTGCGCGCAAGACCGCCTCGGTGCTCTCTTGGATCAAGAGCAACACGTCGAAGGGCGCGTCCGGCGCCGATCCGTCGGCCGCCGACGGCACCGGCGCGCGCACCGACGGCACGCAGCGCGCCTTCACCGAGGCGAATCTCAAGAGCGTGCTGCAGTCGATCTGGAACGCGGGTGGCAAGCCCGACATGATCATGGTCGGCGGTTTCAACAAGCAGGCGTTCTCGAGCTTCACCGGCCGCGCCACGCCGATCGAGGACGTTGGCTCCAAGAAGATCGTGGCCGCGGTCGACGTCTACGAGTCCGACTTCGGCCGCCTCAAGGTCGTCCCCAACCGCTTCCAGCGCGCGCGTGACGTGCTCGTGCTGCAGATGGAGATGTGGGCGGTCGCCTACCTCAACGGGCGGCGCATGGTGTCGATCCCGCTCGCCCGCACCGGCGACAGCGAGCGCCGGCAGATGCTGTCCGAATACGCCCTCGTCGCCCGCAACGAGAAATCGTCGGGCGGCGTGTTCGACAACACCACGTCGTAACAAGCTCGGTCTGCTCCCTCCCCCGTGTGCGGGGGAGGGGTGGGGAGGGGGTGAGCACGTTCCCCCGATCTTGTTGCGTGCCCCCTCCCTGCCTCCCCCGCAAGCGGGGGAGGGGCGCACCGTGCGCGCGGCGATCGTGTGCAAGGTGCGGCGCCGGCAACATCAAGGTCAGCGCCGAGTTCTGATCGTCAATCCGCAATCTTGTCCACTTGGTGGCCCGGCCGATTTTGCCGGGCCTTCCAACATCAGGAGACCAACATGGCTTACCCGAGCGTTCACAAGCTCACCGTTGTCCACATTTCGGCCCACTCGCCCTCGATCGGCGCATCCCCGGTCGCGGCGTACCTGCGCGTGCCGTTCCGCTGCAGCATCGAAAAGCTCACGGCGGTGGCAAACGGCGCGATCACGGCGGCCGACGGCTCGATCGCGGTGGCGCTCAACGGCGCTGCCATCTCGGGCAGTCCCTTCACGCTGCCGGTGGCGGGCGCGGGCGCCGGCCAGGTCGCGTCGATGACGCCGACGGCCAAAACCTACGCCAACGAGGACGACACCATCTCGTTCACGCCTTCCGGCGCCTCCGGCGCCAACATCGCCGGCAACTTCACCGCTGTGCTCAAGCAGGCATAGGGCGTTCACGCCCGTTTCAAGGAGAAAGCCGCCATGGGCGCGGTTCAATATATCGGCACCGGCCGCCTCGGCGCGTCGCAGGACGTGGCCTATGGCTCGAGCTCGGCCGCGAGCGCCGCCTTCGACGCGCAGACCTACAAGGTGCGGCTCGCCGCCACCACCGATTGCCGCATCCGCATCGGCGATGGAACGCCGACGGCGGTTGCGACCGATACGTATCTGCCCGCGCTGGCGGCGGAATATTTCACCGTGACGCCCGGGCAGAAGGTCGCGGCGATCCAGGTGTCATCGGGCGGCACGCTCAACGTGACCGAGGTGGCGTGATGGCGTTCGGACGTCTCGGCGCCGGCGAGTTCGCTCGGCTCGGCCTGCGCGCCATCGTCGCGGGTCTGCCGAGTCTGTCGAGCCTGCTGTTGCGCGACGCCGCTTCGCATCTGCTGTTGCGCAACGGCGCAGACTTCCTCCTGCTGGGACACTAGACATGGCCAACTCGACGCTCGCCAATCTGACCGCCTCCGGCGCGCTGACCGGCACCGAGCTGTTCTATTCCGACAACGGCTCGGCGGATGTGAAGGTCGCGGCCAATCAATTGAAGACCTTCATCGTCGGCGGGGGCTCGGTCTCGGTCGCCTCCGGCAAGACGCTGACCGTCGCGAACACGCTGACGCTCGCCGGCATCGACGGCTCGACCCTCAACGTCGGCGCCGGCGGCACCCTCGGCACGGCGGCATTCGTGAACACCGGCAGCAGCGGCGGCATGGTGCCGCTGCTCAATGCCGCCAACACGTGGAGCGCGACGCAAACCATCACGCCGGCGGCCAATAGCCAGGCGCTAGTCGCCTCCTCGTACAGTCTCACCGCTGCGAATACCCAAGCCCTGCTCGATCTGTCGGGCACATGGAACACGAGCGGCAAGCTGGAACACGAG